AACTTCGCCTTGCCGGTGATCTTGCCCGTCCCCCTTGCAACTGCTAGAGGAAACTGACTCTGCCCGTGCAGCTCCTTCATCGTAAAGTCATAATCGATTTCAACGTCTTGAAGCGCTCCAAACTGTACAGGAGGATGGCCGGGCAATCCCGAAGTACCTCCGCCCGTATTGAAAGCTACTAGAGAGCCTGTGCCGAATTGCAGATTCATGCCAATACCTCCTTAATTTAAGACGTCCAGGGGAGCGTCTTGTACTTGATTGTAAAATTCACTTCCGATCCGCCGATTAAAGCGCCATCCTGCTTGAGCTTCGTTACCGTAAGCCCCGGCAATGTGAAATAAGCAAGCGGAGTACCGTTGACCGTCCACTTCGTATCTTTACCGATGGCAATAAGCACATCGTTATTTGCCTCTGTTATATTGATGAAAGTGTCGTTCCCATCCTGAAAATAGATGCAAGCCTTAACCTTGATAACATGATCGAAAAGACTTTCACTGAAAAACTTGGGGTCGTCTTCCTCAAAGACAAGATCAATCCCATCCGGTTCACCCTGTGAATAATTCGTCGTCTTCTGAATCGTTACGTTATTGCCAATATCCGAAGAATAATTATTTTTAACGATTATCGTCTGGAATCGAGTCTGTACTGCATTCATTATTTGCTGAAGTATGGTCATCGTGGGGCATCCGCACTCAGGATTACTAATCCAAACCCATCGCCGTCGAGATGAGGACCACCGATAACGTAATAAGTCGTGCTACCTATCAATACGCGATCTCCGTGCTTTGTAGTATTCAATTCATGATCCAGCGCCCAGATAGTAGGCTTATTCGTTTCTATGGATATCCCTGCATTCATGGGATCTGAAAGATAATCCTTATTGTCATATAGGGCATTGATTACCGCATTGCCACGAGATAGCAGCGTCACCGATACCGCATTAGGTATCGATAGATCTACAAAGCATCTGCTTTCAGCGTCTGTTAATTGGCTCATTTTACCCTTTTAAAAGAGGCTTGCCCCGAAAGACAAGCCTCTCGATTGAGCGTTGACACTTATGTCAGGACGGTTGCCTGAATACCAGAACCCTGTGCGAACCTTGAACCCGTGAGGATGGCTACCATCGACTCAATACAGGAGTTTGTCGTATTACCCTGGGTCACTCCGATGTAGTTGTACCCGTTGCCAGCTGCCAAAAGCTCATCCGAGTCGATTTCAATCGTGTAGTAGATGTTGTCTACCGCCCCTGGCGTAAACCCTGTGGTGGTAGCCGCCGTGCGGACACCGAGAGTATCCGAGGTCGCGGTTGTGCTGCATGAGTAGTAAGCAAACGGTATGACCGCTGTAGTGGTGGCCGCTGCGCTTGTGGCGGCATTGACCGTTACTGCTGTCGGTGCCGCGGCGGACACTCCGATCTGAACAATGATCGAAGCATGCGCATAATTCGCCATGTTGAAATATACAGAGGTTACGCCGCCAGTGGTATTGACAGGCGGTAGAAGGTTAACTATGTGAGCACATTCTGAGAGATTCATTCCTTTCATGATCTATATTCCTCCTTTCTCTTTATTCCGTTATGACCGCGTCGCTACGCCGACAAACGGTGAAACTGTTATGCTGCCCTTGTAAGGGGTAAGCGCCTTTCTCCAGATAGGCTGGCCATTGGTCCTAAGCACCCATTTGAAAGCGGTCTCATCAGTCACGAACTGAACATGAATGCTCTGATCTGCAACGAGGCCGTCTTTCTCGATCAAGGCATACTGGCTAAGATCCATGAGGGTGATGTCGCCAACAGTTCCGAGTGCGGCTGCCTGCTCAATAGCGTTGACCGGCCTACCCATGAGGATGCCGTAAGGAGCATTTGCAAGGTTATTGCCCGGTATCCAGAGAGGGATCTGGCCGACATACATCTGCATCAACTGAGGAAGGATCTCCTGGTTGATATACCACTCAGCATTCTTCATGCCCCTGATCCATTGCTGTGCAAAGATCTGCATCACGTTACTAGCCACAACCGTGGTAGCCGTCTGTGATGTAACCTTGGCTGCTGAAACAAAGGAATCTGATTTGAAAATGCCAAGAGGCTTTCCGAGTCCATCGCCGTTGATGATGGCATCGTCAATCATGAAGCCAAATTCCTCAGGCATTGCCTGCATCATGAGCGAGGTAAGCGCGGTTGCGTCCCTAAGGGATTCATCCGTGGCGTACCAAAGTCCGATAAGCTTCTCCAGCGGAATCTCCAGTCTTCCGATTTTCGGCTTACTCTTGGTGAATGCCGCTGCTTCAGCCGCCCAGTAGACCTGAACGCCACCCCAACGGGAGCCAGTTGCTCTGCTTACTTCATCCACGATTGGAGCGCGGAGTCCGTCTGCGTTTGGTCCTATCTGGATTCTGCGACACTTCGGAGCAAGCACGCCTGTCTCGTTGGTCCTCTTGAGCAGTTCCAGTGAAAAATCAGGCTGTACTAGAAAGCCACCATCTGAGGGAACACCCTCGGATGATCCTAAGGCTGCATTGTTAAGCTCCAAGAGTCGCTTGTCGGTCTTCCCCGGCATCAAAGCTGCATCTCTAATGCAAAGCAGCTGCTCGCCGAGATTTCTGAAGGGCTTTTTCACTTCGAGATTCTCGACGGTTACGGTGATTGCCGAAGGGTCTTTCAGTTTGTTCAGTATTTCCATCCTGAACTGATCAATGGTACTTCCATTGACTATGGCCGCATCTGCCAAAACATCCGCACCTTTCAGAATACCCTTGTACTCATTGCCGATAGTTTTGATATCGGACACCCTTGTCCTCTCATCGGTCATGGCCTTTGCCGTTAAATCAGCGTCACATTTCAGGCATCTGCCGTTCACTAAGTCACAGCCGTGGATAGTACATTTATCCATTTTTGCTACCTCCTTGGTTACGGGATGATGCCCGTCTGTATTGATAATCTCACGATCAAGACCGTGATTCTTAATAAGATCTTTGATATCTTCAGGAAGATTGCGAAAGTTCTTGAGGTCTTCCGGTTTAAAATGCGCCGCCATCTTCATGGGTTGAGTACATTCATCGCAAAAGCCTTTGTCGAGTGCGTCCTTGCCATTCATCCATGTTTCAGCAGCCATCATCTGCATTAGTTCCTCGGGAGCAAGTCCGGTCTTCGTCTGATATGCCATGATGATACTTTCCTCTGTCTTGTCGAGAATCTCCGCCATCTTTCGCATGTCGTTAGAATCGCCCATCGTGATTCCAGAGGCTTTGTGAATCATCACCAGTGAGTTTTCAGGCATGACGATAAGGTCACAGGCCATAAGTATTACACTTGCGATTGAAGCAGCGAGGCCGTCCACATATCCGGTCTTCTGCGCTGGATGGGATTTAAGGATGTTGTACATTGCGAGTCCTTCAAATACCGATCCGCCCGGTGAGTTAAACCGGATATCGATATTGGCAACATCTCCCAATGCTTTCAAATCTCCAGCAAAATCCTTGGCTGCTATTCCCTCATCACTCCAGAAATCCTTGCCGATCTGCTCATAAAGCATTATTTCCGGTGTTCCGGACTTCTGATTCTTTATCTTCCAGAATCGCTTACTCATCGTTCCCCTCCAGATGTATCATGTTCATGACAGCCCCGTGGTGAGCTTGGGCGGGAGTCTTTTTACTTCCCTTACCGCCCGTCTCCGTCGGCGCTGCCGGTTCCTCTTTCGCTACTCCCAAGGATGTGGATGTTGGCGCTACAGCGGCATAGGTAATGCCGTATTTCTCTTCGAGTTTCTTTTCTTCTGCCAGCTCGTGCAGGATGTCGGTCTCATAATCCTTGCCGTCCTCTGCATTAAGCCCGGTCCGCGTAGCCATGCCAGCATTGAGCGCCTCGACCCTGGCCGCAACGTCTTTAAGTGGATCGACCCACTGCCATGTCCGAGGTTGCCATTTAACCGAATTGAAGCGGTCGAACTTGGAAAGCGGCAAATGCACTATCTGTTTTAAAAGGCTCATTTTGAGCCAATTAGGGAAAATGCGCTCATGTAATGCCTCAATCATGAATTTCTGTAACATCATCCAACAATCGCGCTCCTCAAGGACTCCAGCGCGAATAGACGAGTAGTTGACGCCTTCGAGATCTGTGGCAAGGCTGTTATAAGAAACGAGCATCCCAGAAGCCACAGAGCGCAGCATATGCTTTGCGAAGTTCTGAAAGTTCCCATTCGGATGAGTAGGATTGAACATCTGCATCTTCCAGCCTTCGGGAAGTACAGGGAAAGTTCCCGGCTCTGCTTCGATCTGAGGATTGCCCTTACTGTCTTTCGAGTTGCCGGGATAATCGCCCTCTTCGGTCTGGATGAATCCCATCTGAGCAGCCGCCATGCGCGAAGCTACCAGTTCGGCCTCTTCAAGCCCGCCCAGCTGATTAAGATTCCCGATAATGGCGTGCATCCAGGGCATGCCGCGCGATTGATTAACCCTGTCAGGAAGATATGCGTGGATAATCTCTTCAGCGGGTATACGATCCCATCTTTTCTGAATCGGACGGGCAGGCATCAATTCGCCGGGATGTCTTTCGAGTATCCAGTAAGCGACCGGCCTGTTCCAGCTATCTTGCTCGACGCCCATCTTGATGATGTTCCCATTAGGCTCGACGCGGTTTAATTGCTCATCGAGACAGTCTATGTCGATAAATTGCAGGGCATATCCAAACTCATTCGGAAAGTTGATGATTTCGCGGATAAGAACTTCACCGTCCCTTGCCAGTGTTTCAGCGAAGAGGCGCTCGCAATCGACAAATGAAAGCCTGCCGGTGACGTCACAGTTGCCGCGCTTGCCCCACTTTTTCCAGCCTTCATGAATCTTACTGTTTGCCTGACTATCCATAATCTCAATCGGTTCGCCGGTCTTTTTATCAATAACCGGCCTGTCCGTTAAGACTTTCGGCTGCATTTTAACACCCTTGGGTCCGACCATGTTGAGTGAACACATCTTCACGAATTTCTTTGCGTAGGGATTGTTCATCCACAAATCGCGGCTTCGTGCTCGGACTATCCGAAGGGCGTATCTGATTTCATAATCGGCTGAGAATGAGAATGTAGGAAATGACGTGGCAAGCCTAGTAATGGCAGCCGCCGCATAGCTGTTTGTAATGCGCTTCAGGAACTTATTGACAAATTTTGGCAGTCTCATTTGAATGTTACCCTTGCGAGTCCAGCCGTTTCGCCCTTGCTGATTCGCTCCGCCCGGCGCTCCTTGCCGACTTGCTTCAGGTAATAGTCACGGAGCCGGATAAGCTTGTCAGGGTCCATCTTGATAAGCCGCTTGCCGCCGACCTCGATCTCCTGAGCGTCATTATTAGGCTTGCCGAGCATGAGGGAATCGATAGCATCGAGGGTCTTCTTTGCCATAGACCGGCCATCATAAGGCGCTATATTCGTGGAAGAGAATGCCGCTAAGACTGAAAATGATCCCGTGCGAATGGTTAAAATAACCGGAGGGGTGTCCGAAGACGTTACCTTCCCCTGATACCAGTAAGTTCCAGGGGTCCAGTTTGAAGTGTCTATCTGAAATAGAAAACCACCATCGTCGGCAACGGCCCCAGCGGCGGTTGTGGTGATAGACCCGCTGAAAAGATACTCCATTGACCAAGCGCTAGAAGGATGCTCGAAATCATTGACTTGAAATAGGAGAGTGTCGCCTTGGATTACGCTTTCAGGCTCAAATTCAGGAACTATCGTGTTAGGATTTGCCAATATCTCCCCTTTGAAGCTAATTTAGAGGCGTATTGGCTAATTATTACATAGTTTTAGACAATTTGTGTCACTATGTGACATTATTTGTCACTGTATTTTAGGTTTTTACCACCTCGTAGCCCAATTTGAGCGAATTATTACCACTTCCCGTTCAATTTCCTTCGGTTTTTCTTCCGGTTCATCGTCAATGCCGCCCTTCCCGGCCCGTTCTTCGACATATCTCTCAATAGATCGAACAGTTATCTGCGCTCCTAACCACTCCAATTCGCCGCAATTGGCCCTCCTTCGTATCGTTCGAGTGGATACATTGAAGATAATGGCGGTTTGCCGCAGGGTTTTACAGATCGGCTTAACGGGGATGTCTGTCACTTCGCCTTTTCCAGCGCGGCAACCCTTTCAACAAGCGGTAAATAGTGCTGATTATAGAACTCTTCCCAGCCGATAAGAGTAACAAACACTTCAAATGCCTTCCCCATAAGCATAGGCTGATCCATGAATGCGTCTTTTTTCTGCTTCATCTCATGCGCCCAAATTAGCAGGCTTTCTGCTGTGGGATAGCCCGGCCATGTAACGAGGACACCATTGAGCGTTTCAATCGCCTCATCGATCTTACCGAGCCTGATAGCGGAATGGGAGTAGTTTAGATAAGCTTCTTTCAGGTTGGGATCAAGCTCTATGCTTTTCTTTGAGGCATCATAGCACTCCTGCCATTTGCCGAGATTAATATAATTATAGCCAAGGTTGAAGTGCGCCTTTGCCATCATCGGCACGTGAGCGATGAGGCGACTCCATAATTCAATCGCTTCTTCGTGGTGCTTTAACTCTCCGGCCTGTAATGCCATTTCCATGAGCGCCTGAGGGTCTGCGTGCTCATCCAGTTTTGCCTTTCCGAGTTGATAATACTGCTCGCCCTTGACCTTGCAATTGTCTTGATCGAGTTTCCCGTAATGATGAACCCAAATCCCCTCGGCCTGTACTATCTGGAATTTATGCATTTTCAATGCAGGTTCGAGTAGCTCATGAACCGGGAAGACAAAGCGTAATCGATTATCTCGTGGGAATAACCTCACCTTGTCATTCTTAAACCATCCCGTCCCGGCCTGCTCTTCGTAAAGATCATCATTGGGTATCCATCCCTCTATGTTCGTGGGCATAAGATAATTGCGAGTGCTTATGATATACGCCCGCTCCTTGTTCTTCCAGCGGCAAAGGGACTTGATCTTGAGATGGTCCTTCGAAGATACGACCTCATCTGCATCAAGAATTAATATCCACTGACCGATGGCGTGCTCTATGCTGAAGTTTCGAGCGTCTGAGAAGCTGTCATTCCATGGAAAGTCGAATATCTTGGCATCGTAAGTGCTTACAATGCGCTTTGTCAGGTCCGTTGATCCGGTGTCGACAATGATAATTTCATCGGCCAAACCTTTGATGCTTTCAAGGCAGCGGCCAATATTACGCGCTTCATTTTTGACGATCATGCAAACTGACAGAATAGTATTCTCCATTATTGCCTCCAGCGATAAGCCCAATTAGATTTTTGACGCTCTCTCGGCTCTTCTTCGATCACTTCAGTCTCCTTGATTTCTTCGTTTTTAGGTTCAACCGTTGGCTCGACAGTCTGCATGACCACCTTAGGCCCCTGGTATTGATCAACGAAAGCCCCAATATCTTTAATTTTCTTCGGAAAGTCTATTGCAGCATAGGCGTATACCATACAATCCCACGATTCGCACCTTTTGCCGTCTGGCAATGTCCACACCCTGACAGCATGACCGTCTTTTTTGATGATCTTCGGATATTCAGCGGTGAGCTGCTCAAAATAAGGCATATCAGTATTCTCATGAATCGGGAAATGAAGATATCCCGGTAAACAAGTACCATCTTCAGGGGCCTTGATCTTAAGCCGACGGGCGAGCACATCCTTTGCCATGTCGACAGTAGTTAAAACGAGATTGACCTGTTGCTTCTTCTTAGAAAACTGATTAAGGTACTTCTTCGCCCCGGCCACGCCCTTCATGGCATATACCCTGCGCCCCTGCTTGCCATAACAGAACTTATAAACAGTCGTGGTCCAGTTGCCAGAATCTACAAAGGTCTTGGCTATCGCCATCGGCTGCCCGTTCTCATGATATCTCGGTTTCACTAGCCATGCCTCTAATTTGCCCCATACTTCATTTTCGATATGCGAAGGATCACCGTAAAAAATGGCATGTTCTATTAGCCAGCCCTCTTCGTTCCTACCCCATCCCCATAACGCAGCATCGATACTATTTGCAGAGACATCGATGCCGGCCGTCAAGATTCCCACTCCGAATGGTATCTGAGGCCCGTAAGTCTCGCGTCGACCGAACAAAGAGTTTTCATCAATGCGCTCGTAAGTCTCTACCCATAACTCACCAAGTGACGTATTGATAAAGACCTTCAGCTGCTCTTTGTTGTTCTGCGCCTCAATCCAGCGCGTAGCCATCTCTCCGGCCGCTACCCACGGCGAATACAGCTCACTAAGCCAAAACCCAGCGACCCTATGAGTAGCGTTCTCTGCTATCCACTCCCCTTCTCTTACCATCTGCATCCTATCGCCATCGGATAACTTTGCAGCGCAACCCTCGCACTCGTACCATGCTTCCTGTGGCATTTGAAGCGGCCATTTGACTTGACCCCACTTGAATATCTGCTTCAGTCCACAATATGGACAGGGAACGTGATACTTCTGCTTATTTGAAGACTCGTAAGCCCTTTCAATCCGTGAAAAGTCCTTAACTGTTGGCGTGGAAAATAACCCCTTCTTGCGATTCCAAAAGGTTGTGGCTCTCTTAAAGGCAAGCGCGACCGGATCGCCCTCAGTTCCCGCGCTTGGCGGATACCGATCGACCTCATCACAAAGGACAATCCTTATCGGCCTGGATGCCAGAGATGCTGC